TTAACAGACTTGACATGGAAATAAAAGAACTCGAAAAACAGGTGGAAGCTGAATCCGAAATAGTTCAACTATGAGCAGATTTGAACATTTTTATAATAAAATATTACTTAAATTAAAATAAATATGGATATGAGTTCAGAAACTTTAAGAATGATGTTTGCGTCACTCGTAAGTGTAATAATAGCTATGCTAACGTCAACATCAGGGTTTATTTTCGCACTAGTTGTGGCTTTTTCATTTAATATTTGGTGTGGAACAAAAGTAGATGGTGTGTCTATAAAAAGATGCAAAAACTTTTCATTTAGTAAGTTCAAAAATGCTTTACTTGAAATGTTTTTATTCGTGTCTATTATATATGTCATATCATTAATGATGTTTAATATGGGTGATATGGAAGAATCATTAATAGTAACAAAAACTATAACATATATTTTCATATATGCATATACATCTAATAGTTTCAAGAATCTTGTAAAAGCATATCCTAAAAATAAAGCAATAAGAATTATATACCATTTAGTTAGATTAGAATTTATGCGGGCTATGCCAAGTAGAGTTCAAGAAGTTATTGATAGAGTAGAAAAAGAAATAAAATGAAAATACAAGTTAAAAGATGGTATGGGCCAAACTATACAATAGGCAAAATGTCTATAGATGGCCTTTACTTCTGTGATACATTAGAAGATGTAAACAGAGATAGTAATTTAAATGGCAGGTTCGATAATGGTGAAAATAAAGTATTTGGTGATACATGTATTCCAAAAGGTGTATATGATGTAGTTGTATCATTTTCGCCTAAGTTTAAAAGAGATTTACCTAGGTTGTTAAATGTTCCATCATTTGAAGGCATATTAATACATGCTGGTAATACAACAAATGACACACACGGTTGTATATTAGTTGGTGAGAATAAAGTAAAAGGCCAAGTTATAAATTCAAGGAAGTATGAAAACCTCATAGTTGAAAAATGTAAAGATGCTATTAAAAGAGGTGAAAAAATAACAATTGAAATATTATAACTTTATATATTAAAGTCAGTCTGGATATAGTAGATTTTATCCTGGCTGACTTTAATAATATAAGATTAAGTATTATATTAAAATAAAAAATAACTATCCAGAATAGCCTAAAATAGTTTTATCATGAAGACAAAAATCATATTAGTTTTATCATACATAATAATTTTGTGTGTATTTGGAATAATGCATAGCTGTAATAAAAAAATAAAAGACGACAGAGACAGACTAAAATCAAACCAAGAAACATTGCTAAAAGAAAACGAAACATATAAGACAAAACTAGGGCTGTATGCAGTTAAAACATCTGACTTAGAATTTACTTTGTCTGAATTTAAGAAATATAGAAAAGAGGATTATGACGTTATACAAAAACTAAATCTAGAGAAAAAAGGATTACAGTCTATGATATCAGCTAATATGGAAACAATAAGCAGTTTACAGTTAGCATTAAAAGATTCTACAATAATAAAAGACACAGTTTTAAAAACAGAAATAGCAGTAAAAAGTTTTGAATACAGCTCAAAATGGATTGATATAAAAGGATATATAAGTGATTCATTATACATAGAACATATCAAAAATAGAGAAAGGTTAAAAATAGCAATGCACAAAGTGCCAAAGAAATTTCTATTCATAAAACTTCCAATTTCTATATTCGGGTTTAAAGACAATCAGCTGGATATAATAAGTCTCAATCCAAATACAAAAATTGACTCTGTTGAGTATATAAATATAAAATAAGTGTAAACAATAATAAACAAAGTAAACAATTCATTGTTTACATAAAAAGCACGATCTGGATTAGCTTTTCTAATAATGTAAACAAAGTAAACAATAAAAAGCTAAAACTTTCTAGAGTAATAATAAGAACTTTTATACAGTATAAAAAACTAGAAAAGCTAAATATACTTATAGGAAAGTATTGTTTACTTTGTTTCTTTGTTTACACTTTTGACCAAAAATGTTGGCAAATTATTGTTTACATTGTTTATTCATTGAATATCAAGTAGTTAAATATAATTTACAATTTTTAACTAAAAAAATTTTTTATTATTCAAAAATAATTATTATATTTGCATTATAAAAATTAAAACAAACAATAATAAGCAATGGAAAAATTTGATATCAACAAAATTATAGCTCATTATGGTATTAGCGAAAATATACCTGAATTAGCTAAGTTGTTTTTCCCTCATGTTAAATATCCTAAACAAGCATTTGACAGAGTTCTTAAAGGCGAAGCCACACTAGATGTGGACCAAGTACAAAAATTAGCAGAGTATTTAGGTGTATTAACACATGAACTTTTCAATATTGATTCATGGAAAGGAACGTCAGAAAGTGGATGTTTGACTTTTACAAAATGTGAATTTAAAGTAAAACTTAATTACAATAACGTGTTTTTATCATTGTATAAAAATAACGAATTGGTTGATACAAAGATATCTAGTATTCCAGCAATGTCTTTAAATGATTTTATACAATATATTGACGAACTAATTAAACAGTATTAAGATGGAACCAATCAAAATTTCAGTTGATGTAAATCTGAACATTTCAGATGATGCTAAATCATTTCTTTCAAGCATTTTTTCTAATGTATTAAACAATGTTAATGCATCAACAGAAAAAACAGAAGCTTTACCTGTGGCTAAACAAACAGTAACTGGTACACTGAAGACTACCAAACAACCAGAAGTTGCTAAACAACCAGAAGTTGCTAAACAACCAGAAGTTGCTAAACAACCAGAAGTTGCTAAACAACCAGAGCAAACTCAAGAGCAATCTTCAGAAGAAGAGTCTGATATAACAATTGAGATGTTAAGAGAAGTTTTAGCGGAAAAGGTTAATAACAACAGAGTTGCTATTAAAGATAAACTTGTATACTTTGGTGCTAAGAGCATAACAACTCTTGACAAATCATCGTATCCAGAAATGTTTGACTTTTTAAATTCATTAAAGTAATGGGAAAGAGCCAAGCAAGAAAGTTAAGACAAATGTCTACAGACTTTAAGAAACGAAGTCCAAAACAGTATTTCAAGTTGTCACAACAATGCTCAAATTTAGCTAATGCTGTAAGAGCTGAAATAAAAGCTTCATAATGGGAACAAAGAAAATAAAAATTGAACACTCGCAAAGAAGCCATGCATTATTATCTGCATCAGGTGCATCTAGATGGTTAGCTTGTACACCTAGTGCCAGATTAGAAAATGATTTTGGCAAAAATGAAAGTAGTGTTTATGCAAAAGAGGGCACATTAGCTCACGAACTAGGTGAGTTAATGATAAGAAGAGATATTCTCAATATAATTTCAGAAGATCAATACAATTATGGATTGGAACAAATTATGGAAAATGAACTCTTTAATGAAGAGATGTTAGATGTAGTTCCTACGTATGTTGACTATGTGTCTCAACAATTCGAAGAAGCAAAACTTAGAACTAAGGATGCAAGACTTGAAATTGAACAGAAACTAGATCTTAGAGAATACATTCCTGAATCATTTGGAACTTCTGATGCTATTATTATTTCAGATGATATTCTTGAAGTCATTGACTATAAACATGGTAAAGGAATACCTGTAAGTGCTGAAGCCAATAAACAAATGATGGTTTATGCTTTAGGTTCATTAGCTAAATATAGTATGATGTATGACATCAATACAATAAAGATGACAGTTGTTCAACCAAGAATTGATAATATTTCATCATGGGATATATCAGTTGATGAACTAATCGATTGGGCTGAAACGGAACTAAAGGTAAAAGCTGAAATGGCTTTTAAAGGCGAAGGTGAGTTAGTAGTAGGTGATTGGTGTAGATTTTGTTCTGTGAAAAATAAATGCAGAGCATTATATGAAGAGAACATCAAAATTGCTGAATATGATTTTAAAGAACCAAGATTATTGAATGATAATGAGATATCTGATATTCTTTTAAGGACACCAGCATTAGTTGAATGGGCAAATGCAATTTCAGAATATGCTCAAAAACAAGCTATTGAAGAAGGCAAAGTTTGGCCTGGATTCAAATTAGTTGAAGGTAGAGCTAATAGAAAATGGGTAGATGAAGATACTGTAGTTCAAGCATTATTTTCAAGACTACCAGATCTTAATGATGAGGACGTTTATACTCAGAAGCTTAAATCTATAACTGCTATAGAACAGAAAATAGGTAAAGCAAAATTTGCTAAATTGCTTTCTGATATTGTTGTAAAACCTCAAGGAAAACCAACTCTTGTACAAGAGTCTGATAAAAGGCAGGCTATATCTAGCCAAGCAATGACAGATTTTTCTGATTAATATTAAAATACAAAAATTATTTATCGATTATGGAAACGAATTCAACAAAAGTTATTACAGGTAAAGTTAGATTTTGTTATGCAAATGTGTTTGAACCAACTTCTATGCAAGAAGGCGGAGAAAAGAAGTACAATGTAGCAGTACTTATTTCAAAAAAGGACAAAGCTACAATTGATAAAATCAACAAAGCAGTAGACAATGCTATCCAAGCTGGTATTGACAAAGTAGGCAAAAATGGAAAAGTGGTTCCAAATATTAAAATGCCACTTCGCGACGGTGATGAAGAAAGACCAGATGATGCAGCATTTGCTAACCATTATTTTGTAAATTGCACGTCGCAAAGAAAACCAGGTATTGTAGATGCTGATCTCAATCCTATCATGGACAAAGAAGAATTCTATTCTGGATGCTACGGTAGAGCTTCAATCAACTTTTATGCTTTTAATGTTAGTGGTAACAAAGGTATCGCTGCAGGGTTAAATAACCTACAAAAGTTAGAAGATGGTGAAAGACTCTCTGGTGGTTCTTCAGCTGAAGAAGACTTCTCTGACGACGATGATATGATGTAATCAAAATCTATAAATAGTCTGAAAACAGGAGAGTTTCTGCTCTCCTGTTTATTTTTCAAAAGGCATATAGTGTATGGAGCACGATAGCATGTAAAGCCTCAATAGGTCTTGATTGTACAAAGTACAAATAATATAAGAGATAGTTCGAATCTGTCATATGCCACACAAACTTATAAAACTAATAACATGGCTAAAGATTTATTTATTGATGTTGAAACATTTTCAAGTGTAGACATTAAAACTAGTGGAGCATATAAATATATAGAATCAGATGATTTTGAAGTTTTAATAGTCGGATATTCTATAGATGATGGTCCTGTAAAAGTAGTTGATCTTGCTATGGGAGAAGAGCTACCAGAAGAATTTGAAGAAGCATTGTTTGATGAAAACTGTAAAAAGCATGCACATAATGCAACATTTGAAAGGTTGTCATTTAGAAGAATAGGATATGATATTCCTATAGAACAATGGTATTGTACTGCTGTTAAAGCAGCGTATTGTGGACTTCCATTTTCACTTGATGAAGTATCTAAAAAACTAGATATAAAAAATAAAAAACTTGATACTGGTAAAGCTTTAATTAAATATTTTTCATGCCCTTGTAAACCTACAAAAGCAAATGGCATGAGTACAAGAAACTATCCTGAATCTGATCTAGAAAAGTGGGAACAATACAAAGAATATAACAAGTATGATGTTCTAGCTGAGAAAGAAATATATGATATTCTGTCTAAATATGAAATACCAGAGTTTGAACGCCAACTTTATATATTAGATCAAAAAATAAATGACAGAGGTATAGAAGTAGATATGGAACTTGCTGCAAATGCTATAGTTGTAGATGAGACGTATACTAATAATCTAATGCAGGAAAGCATAAATATTTCTGGTTTGCAAAATCCAAATTCACCACTTCAGTTAAAAGAATATATATATTCAAGATCAAACACACTACTTGAAAATCTATCTGAAAATGATACAAAGTATATGGATTCGCCTCTCGGTGCTTCTATAAATCTTACAAATCAAAGCACTACTAAAGAAAGTGTAAATGCTCTTTTAAACCTCGATGCTGTAAAATTAGATAAAGATTTAGTGACTATTTTAGAAAATAGACAAAAATTATCACGCTCGTCTGTTAAGAAATATTATGCAATGATAAATTGTGCAATGAAAGATAACAGAGTTAGAGGAACATTCCAATTTTATGGAGCAAACAGAACTGGAAGATGGGCTGGTAGATTATTGCAACTACAAAATCTATCTAAGAATCATTTATCAGATATTGATTTGCCAAGAAGAATAATGAAAACAGGAGATTGGCAATTACTTGAAATGATGTATGATGATGTTTCTGATATTCTTTCACAACTAGTTAGAACAGCGTTGATAGCTAAAAATGGTTATACATTCGCTGTAGCTGACTTTTCTGCTATTGAAGCAAGAGTAGTATCATGGTTAGCTGATGAAAAGTGGAGAATAGATGTTTTTAATGGTGATGGTAAAATATATGAAGCAGCAGCTGCACGTATGTTCAATGTTCCTATATCAATGGTAACTAAAGGCTCAGATCTTAGAGCTAAAGCAAAAAATGCTGAATTAGCTTTAGGTTATCAAGGTTCGTTAGGAGCTATGAAGAGAATGGGTGGTGACAAGATGGGTATGTCTGATGCAGAAATGATGAGTATAGTTAAAAAATGGAGAGATGCAAACCCAAAGATAGTTGAACTATGGGCTGAAATAGAAGAATGCGCGCATGAAGCAGTTAGATATAGAAGAACAGTTATTGGTGGGCCTAAAAAGAATTTGATTTTTAAATGTGATCAAAATAACTTTATGATTGTATTGCCTTCTGGTCATACTCTTTTCTATAGAAACCCTACATTTGTTGAAAAAACAATAGGCAAGTCAAAAATGAAAACCACATTACTTTGTTATGAAGGCATAGTACAAGAGACTAAGCAATGGGGTTTAATTGATACTTATGGAGGAAAACTAACAGAGAATATTGTACAAGCTATTTCTAGAGATTTATTGGGGTATTCAATGCTGCAATTGGATAAAAATGGTTTTGCTATTAATATGCATGTACATGATGAAGTCATTTGTGAAGTATCTAATTTTATGATCAATGCAAATATAAAATTAGAGCAAATGGAAAAAATAATGGGTACTCCTCCAGATTGGGCTTATGACTTGCCTTTGAATGCTGATGGTTATATTACCAAATTTTACAAGAAAGATTAATAGTTTATAAAAATTCTATATAAATTGATGATTATGCAAGGATTACAATATGATGGCCAATTCAATATAGCAGTTGGGCTAAGTGCTGAAAGTAAAATATGGAAAAATACTAAAATAAAATGGAGTGACTTTTTAGATAGAATAGCAGAAGAAAGAAAAACATCAGAAACACTAAAGCAATATCTAGCAGCTTCTAAAGCAGAACAAGGTAAAATAAAAGACGTTGGAGGATATGTTGGCGGGTATTTAACTGGTGGAAGAAGAAAGAAAGAAAATGTGCTAAACAGACAACTTCTTACACTGGATATAGACTTTGCGCATATAGATTTTTGGTGGGATTTTACAATGTTATTTACATGTGCTGCAGCAATACATAGTACACATAAGCATTGCCAAGATAAACCAAGATATAGATTGATAATACCTTTGTCAAGAGAAGTATCAGCAGAAGAGTATATGGCTATATCTAGAAGAGTAGCTGGAGATATGAACATAGATCTTTTTGATCAATCAACATTTGAAACTCAAAGACTAATGTTCTGGCCATCTAATCCGTGTGATATAGAATATTACTTTGAATATCAAGATGGACCTTGGCTAGATGCAGATTCTGTACTCAACAGATATACAAATTGGCAAGACACTAGTGAATGGCCAACTGTTAGCTCACATAATGATGATATAAAATTAGCTATAAAGAAACAAGAAGACCCAGAGTCTAAAGGTGGAATTATAGGTGTATTCTGTAGAACTTATACAATTCAAGATGCAATAGAAGAGTTTCTTAAAGAAGAATACGAACATGTAGATGGTGATAGATATACATATACTAAAGGCTCAACAGCTGCTGGTATGATAGTGTATGATGATAAATTTGCTTTCTCACATCATGGAACTGACCCTGCAGGAAATAGATTATGTAATGCATTTGACTTAGTAAGAATACATAAGTTTGGGCATTTAGATAATGGAAAAGAGAAAAATGAAAGTGATAAGAAGTCTTTTAAAGCAATGGAAGAATTTGCTGCAAAAGACCCTAAAACAAAAAAACATATAGCAGAAGAAAAATTTGCTAACGCTAAATTTGAATTTGCTGATACATTAGATAATGATGATTTTGACGAAGAGGAATATGATGATTCATGGGTAGAAGAGCTAGATGCAAATACAAAAGGAGAATATAATAATTCTGCTAATAACATAAATCTTATAATTCAACATGACAAAATGCTGCGTAATGCATTTAAACTCAATGTTTTTGATAATAAAAGATATGTTGTGAAATCATTACCATGGAGAAAAATAGAAGAAGCTGAACCATTTAGAGATGTTGACTATTCAGGATTGCGTAACTATATTGAATGTGTATATGGAATAACTGCTAGCCAGAAAGTTGATGATTCATTGGCTCTTGAATTTGAAAAGAAAAGTTATCATCCTATTAAGGAATATATTAAATCACTTAAATGGGACGGTAATAGTCGCATAGAGAATTTACTAATTTACTACTTTGGCGCTGATGACAATGATTATACGAGAGCAGCTATAAAAAAGTCATTATGTGGTGCTGTAGCTAGAGTATTTCACCCTGGTATAAAGTTTGACTTAGTACTTACACTAATAGGAGATCAAGGCACATTCAAAAGTACTTTTGTTAAAAAACTTGGAAAACAGTGGTTTTCAGATACATTTCTTACAGTTCAAGGAAAAGAAGCATTTGAACAAATACAAGGTGCATGGATTATTGAAATGGCTGAACTTTCTGGATTGAAAAAAGCAGAAGTTGAAACAATTAAACAGTTCATAACAAAAGCTGAAGATATGTATAGGCCTGCTTATGGTAGAGTAGTTGAAACATATAAAAGGCAATGCGTATTTTTTGGTACAACCAATAACAAAGACTTTTTACGTGATGCTACTGGTAATAGACGATTTATGCCTATAGACGTAAGACCTGATTTTATAACAAAGTCTGTAATAGATGATCTAGATGAAAAAGAAGTAGATCAAATATGGGCTGAAGCTTACAAATTATGGATTAGTGGTGAACCATTATATTTAACAGGTAATGAAGAAAAAATAGCTAAAATAGAACAACACAAACATACTGAAGCTGATGAAAGAAAAGGTATAATAGAAGAATATCTAAACAGACTACTTCCAAAAGATTGGTATAAAAAAGATCTACAGGATAGAAGAAGATACCTAGACGACCCACTTTCAATAAAAGGCACAATCGAAAGACAATATGTATGTGTAGCAGAAGTATGGTGTGAGTGTCTTGGTAAAGATAAAAATGAAATGTCAAGATATAATACTAGAGAACTTAATGAGATAATGAAATCATTGTCTGATTGGGAATCTGTTACATCAACTAAAAATTTTACCATTTATGGTAAACAAAAATATTATCAAAGAAAAGATTCATTAATGTAAAAATTAAATTATCATGAAGTACATTATTACTAGGGTTTTAGTCATTCTTAATAACAAGTTGAAAATTAAGTATAACTTTGAAGATGATAAGATTACAGATTTAAACTCTACAAATGATATAAATGAATACAGAAAAAAGATTAAAAATCAAGTAGCTCATAATGAAAATATCTGTAAAGACGATATAGCATTAATAAGATTAACTTATTATGAACAAGATGGTAGAGAGTGAAAAACTCATAGAAAGATATCTTTTTGAACAAGTAAAGCAAAGAAAAGGTTTATGTATAAAGTTATTAACAAATCATTTACTAGGACTTCCTGATAGATTATGTTTATTACCTAAAGGCAGACTTTTCTTTGCTGAAATAAAAACTACTGGTTTTAAACCAACTAAGATTCAAGTTTATATGCATAATAAAATAATTCAACTAGGTTTTAAAGTATATATAATAGATACAAAGAAAAATGTTGATGAAATCATAAAAGAATATGAAAAAGTCATATATGATTGAAAGGTTAAACAGAGATGGGCATAAAGTTTTTCATGTAAGTAACCTAACAATACGAGTGAGATATAAGAATAAAGACATTTATGGAAAAGTGTCTTCTGTATTTAAGAAAATATATTCATATAAATAATGTTAAAAAGACTAGATTTACATAGATATCAATTAGCAGGAGTTGATCATATAATAAATAACAACTATTGCGCATTATTTCTTGATATGGGGTTAGGTAAAACAGTAACTACATTGACAGCAATATATGATTTAATATATGATTATGTTGAAATATCTACAGTTCTTGTAATAGCCCCTAAAAGAGTAGCTGAAACTGTATGGAGTGATGAATGTAGTAACTGGGAACATCTAAATGGATTAAAAATTTCAAAAATAATTGGTAATCAACAAGAAAGAGTAAAAGCATTAAATGAAAAAGCAGATATTTACATAATATCAAGAGATAATATTGCATGGTTATGCTCATTATATGGTGGTCATGCATTACCTTTTGATATGCTTGTTATAGATGAGCTAAGTTCAATTAAAAGTTATAAATCATTAAGGTTTAAATCACTTAGGCAAGTTAGAGCTTCTTTTAAACGCGTAGTAGGATTAACAGGAACTCCGGCGCCTAATGGCCTTATAGATTTATGGCCACAGATTTATATGCTTGATAGAGGTGAAAGGTTAGAAAAGACTATTTCAAGATATAGAGACAGATACTTTAGACCTGGTAAAAAAAATGGTGCTATTGTATATTCATATTCTTTACTCGAAAATTCTGAAGGCTTAATACATGAAAAGATTAAAGATATTTGTATAAGCATGAAAGCTACAGACTATCTTGATATGCCTGAGAAAATAGATAATTTCATAAAAATAAAAATGCCTCAGCAATTAAAGCAACAGTATATAGACTTTGAGAAAAATAAAATTTTAGAGTTATATTCTGATTGTGCAATAAATGAAGAATCTATAAATCAAATATCAGTAGTAAATGCAGCAGGGCTTTCAAATAAGTTATTACAATTTGCTAATGGTGCTGTATATGATGAGGACAGAAACGTGCATGAGATTCATGCATTGAAAATAGAGGCTTTAAAAGAAATAATAGATGATGCTAATGGAAAATCTATATTAGTTGCATGGACATTTCAGCATGATAGAGATAGAATTATGCAAGCATTAAAGTCATACAAACCAAGAGAATTAAAAACAGAAAAAGAAATTCGTGATTGGAATGAAGGCAAAATACAAGTAATGTTAGCGCATCCAGCATCTGCAGGCCATGGTTTAAATCTTCAATCTGGTGGTTCTATAATTGTATGGTTTGGTCAAACGTGGAGTTTAGAATTATACTTACAATTCAATGGTAGATTATTCAGGCAAGGCCAAAAAGAAAGTGTTATAATCAATCACATAATACTAGAAGGAACACACGATGAAGATGTTATCAAAGCATTGACCGGGAAAAATAAGACTCAAAATGAGTTATTAGAGAGTGTAAAGTGTAAAATCAAGAGATACTTAAAATCAATATAATATGGCAACATCAGATCAACAGTTTAAATTTATGGTTGAATATATAAACAATCATAGTTTAGGAAGTATTATTCGTAGAATGGATGTTATAACAGCATGCGTAACTAATAACAAATTCTTTTCAGATGACACATTCGATAAGTTTAAGCGTATGTTTCTATGCATAGGCTATTTGGAAAATGGTATTTCACCAGGTGAATATAAACTAGTTAAATATATAGAAACACCAACTACAAGGAAAATAATATTAAATAAGTATAAACACTGTAAATTTAAAAAATCATGAGTGCATTAGACATACAAATAGGTGGTTCTCATTATAGGAACAAAGGCATACAGCCTATTGAGTTAATAGTTGCTTTAAACCTTAATTTTATAGAAGGTAATATTGTAAAATATATTACAAGGTATAAAGAAAAAAATGGTGTACAAGATATAATGAAGTGTATTCACTATAGTCAATTAGCTATAGAGCTAAAATGTATAAGAT